CTGATAAAGTTTGCCCAGCTTGCAAAGCACCTGTAGCTACCGCAGTGATTACAGTTAACGTGGTTGTTGCAAACGAGAAGTTACCAGAAGCAACTGTACCAATTTCAGTAAAAGAACTTAAAGTAATGTACTGAGCAGCATTGTTAGCTTGCGCTGGGTTAGTGACAGCATAACCGTGTGCAGAAGCAAAAGTAAGAAGTGCTTGACCGCCGCTAGGCTGACCAACAACAGATGAAATGGCTGGTGTTGCCGCGCTGATAGTGAGAGTTGAACTTGTACCACCAGTAGCTGCTGCGTTTGTTTGGTCAAAAATATCTGTACCAACAGTCCTCATACGAAATGAAGTTACTGGGAAACGAACTGATGATGCGGGAACTGCACGATTTGGTGTCGGAGCATTATTGCCGTATGAGTAAGTAAACCCACGCTGATTATCAATGCCGCCTTCAATCAAAATAGACACGCCATAGTGCGTCATTACTGACAAGCCAGAACTACCGCTATCACGCTGCTCATAGCGTGCAGGAAGATTACCTGTGCGGCTCCAAGGTTTAGTTTGTGGGCTACCAGTAAACGATGAGTTTGCAGTGCCAATTTGATGAAGAACGTAAGGCTCGCCATTAAGCACTACGCCCCAACGCAATGCGCCAGCGCCATACCATGCGTATTCTAGCCAGACCATTTGAACTTTAGTCCAGTCTAAAGCATCACGAACTTGACGGTTACCGTTCCATTGCGAACAGTCAACTACCGTATCAACAGGCAGTCCACCAGAGTCCGAACGAACCACTACATACATTGCATAGGGGTTTGTTGGGCTTGTTACGCCTTGCTGCATAAAGAAAATGCCGTTGGAATCGTCAAAAATTCCAGTGCGTTGAAACTGCCCAGACACAGACGAACCGAAGTTTACGTTTGATGCCATGTACATCGTCTTACCGGGTTGGTAACGATGATAAGGACGAGACTGACGAATAGTAATGTCACCGGGGACGTTACCGCCGCCAATGGTCATGGTTACGCCGCCAAGACCGGGGGTTTGCACAATGGATGCTTGCCCAGACACGTTGTTAATAAATTGTTCCCAACGCAATGGCTGAGTGCCATATTCAAAGTCGGCATCGTAAATGTTTTGCGATTGAGATACTTTTAGCTTACCGACAACATCACGCAGACGTTGGGGTGCAATAAATTGTGCCGCCCCATCAATACCAACTAAAGGCGTACTAGGAGTTTGTGTCCCAATATTACCGGTCTGATTATTTACTCCCTGCCCATTGCTTGGCGAGAAGAAATTTAAAAGATTCCATGCACCCATCATCCACTCCTTTTGTTTGGTAAAAGGGGGCTTTCGCCCCCACTCAGACTATTAGTCGAAGTTACCGTATGGGTATGTGGTGCTTGTGCCAATATTTGGATCAGACTGGACATAACGGAAAGCTACATAAATCTGACCAGCACTAATGGTTGTCAAGCTAGTGCCGGTAATTGAAACCGTAAACACAACTTGCGAAAGGTTCTGGTTGTAATTAACCTGAGTCAAATCAGTTGATGTGTTGTTACAGTTTGTAACTTGCGTACCGGTAAATGTAGTCGATTGACGACCAACAGCAGTGATGTTGCCTGTAGCCGTGTATGTTGGTGTACCAGCTTCAACTGTGTAGTTATTAGACACATACACTTTGATGGTTGAAATTGTGCCAGCAGCTACGGTAGGAACAACAGCAACGTCAATCAGTGCGTTGTCAACGTCAGCGCCGGGGGGAAGATACATTACAAAGCCACGATAAATCTGCGATGTTGTATCAGCAGGAATGGCTTGAATGGAAGCTTGGCTAAACGGAACCGTCGATGACGGAACATAAACGCTTGTAAGTGCGTTAGGGACGTTATTACCCGTAACAAATTGAGTTGATCCGCCTGAATAACCCGCTGTGTTAGCGGTGACGTTTAATAAATCTAAGTACCCGTTTTGGGTAAGTGTGGCATAACCTACGTTACGCTGTGGTCCAAAGCGGTTATCGCCGGACAGGATTGGACCATCAAATGTACTACGAGCCATGATATTTCCTTATGCAAAAGATACCTTGTTAATCGTTGCATCGTCTGCTGGGGCAGTGGCAACAAGGTTATACACCCAGATAATATTAATATACACCAATTTTAACGTATTGCAACTAATTTGTTTGATTTTTTAAGATTTGCTTCTTGAGTGATTACCCGTAAGTTCCACGGCACATGAAGCCCACAAACGTCAGGGCTACGCAAAGGGATAATATGGTCAACTACATATTGTTCACTTGTAGTCTTTGTCATGGTTATGGCTATTTGATATAACTGTCGGATTTCAGTTTTTTGTTTTCTTGTTAGCCAAGGTGGTGTTGCTTCTCTGTGCTTGCGTCTACGAGCTTTTGTGTCAGCACGAACTTGCACCATATTGTTTTCTTTCCAAATATTACGATACTCACGTAATTTTTCAACCGGGCGTGTTTTTGCACGGTCAATTACCGCATCACGGTTAGCTTGATACCAATCATTTTTGCGGTCTTTAATGTCATCCCGTTTATTGTATTCCTTGAAATACCCAGCGCGAGACTCATTGCCTCTTTGCCATTCAATTTTTAAACATTCAACACAAGCCCCTTTGGTTTTGCGTAAAGCTATATGCCCATGTTTACAAGGCTCGCCTGTGTAGTAATGAGTAGCGCCGACAGCTTTTGCTTCTTTGCGTGTTGTGGGATAAACCATAATTACCTCTGTAAGAACTTAGTTACAGGTAATTATAAACTGTGTAGGGCGAATGTCAACGGGCATAAAAAACCCCCGCTTTTGACGGGGGCTAAACTAGCTAGGTGCTTGTTTTATAAGGCTTTTACTAGTACGAAGAGTAGATGCCAAGCGGATCAGACCATCCGAACGAATAACGCTCGCGTGATTTGTATCGCACGTTTCCGGTGTCAAAATCACCATCCATATCGTTTTTCAACGGTGTACGGACAAACATTTTCAAACCGTTAGGCACATCAGTGGTCAAATACCAAGCATTGGTTGCGGTCAAGAAGTGGTTAATTGTATAACCCTCTGGAATCGAACCGTTGTTTTTGATTGCATTGATGTCGTTGTTGGTTGTACCAACACGCAATTCTGTTTCAAGCAAACGAGTTGCCACAAACTGAAGAGCAGGAGGAACAATCAACTTTTTGGGTTTAGCAGCAATAAGCAAACCACGCTCATCTACCCATGCGGCAATCTGAATAACAGCGTTTTCAAGCGCAGTCTCATTCAAATCAGCAGGGGTTGATGGGGTGTTGCCGTTAACGCCGCCGTTAACCAAGGGGTGTGAAGTGCTAAACAAAGCAACACCGTCACCACCAGTATACGCAGCAGAGTAGCCGTTGTTTAGAACAGCGGCAGCTTTAACTTGCTTGGTATACGCCATAGCGCGGGCAAGACCTTTGGTATAACGAGCCGACAGCGAGTCGTACAGGTTATCTTCAATTGCCTCTTCCGTTAGGGAAAACCCTAATGCAATGGTTTCGTGGTTGTAACGAGCCGTCCAAGCTTCTTGTGCGTTGTCGTAAGCGATGGCAGCGCCCTCACTCTTGACTGGTGCAGCAGAAAAACCAGACAGTTTTGTTTCTTCTTCGAAAGAACGCTCAGAGGTTTCAATTTCATAAATCTCTTTGTGTTCTTCGCCGTAACGAGCATACTCCAAGCCGAACAATGCGTTCAAACCGGGAAGAAGCTCTTTAAGTAGCTGTGCGCGTGAAATAGCCATTATTAGCTCCTAATTAAGCGGTTTGAGTGCCGGTGTTGTTGTAATACGAATGCACACCAAAGTTGAATTTAACCAACACTTCGGGGTACTGCGTAAACACCAACGTCGAACTTGCGGGGATAACAGTAGCAGTTGCAGCAGCGCCGCCTGCGTTGACAGTGCCGTACTGAGCATTGACAACAACAGAAGTAGCACCAGCAGTCGCAGCCGTTGACACCCAGTTAGCTGCACCAACATACTGACCATTAGATGCTAAGAAGCCAACTTCCGTGCCGACTGGCAAGGCGAATGGCAAAGCACTAGTAGTAAGAGTGGTAGTACCGCTTGACCATGTTGCCGTACCAAGACTGACTGCTGTATCGCGAACGATATCAACAATGCGCCAAGGAAGAGCAGCCGTAGTATTAGCCGAAGAAGCCAACACACCGTTTGACGAGTTACCAGTATTGAGGTTACCAGCCAAGTCCGAAGCAGCAATGTTCAACCCAATCATGGCTGATGAAACTGAACCAATTGCCGTACCGCCCTGAGTAACCACAACAGCGCATTTAAATACGGTGTCAGGATCATCAGTAACAATAGCTTGGCAATCACCAGCTAGAGTTCCACTGGGCCAGTATTGGCTGAAGAGCTTTTGTTTAGTCGAAGGATTGGTATACGAACAACCGAGGAAAATACCAACCTGACCATAACCAACAGCGCCGGTTGCAGCAGAGCCACCGGTAGTCATAGCAAGACGAGTAACAAAACCACGGGTAATAGAAACTACATCACCGTAAAAAATATTGGTAGCGTAACCATATTGAATAGGTAGGTTACGGGTCGAGCCTGCAAAGACTTGACCACCAATAAGATTTAGCGGCTTTGCCCCGTAGGGGGCTGAAACAGTAGGATAAGCCATTTAAATCTCCATAAGATTAAGAACCCTTGCCAAAGCTGGTCGAAGACCTGCTTTCTTTAAAGATTGGCATACGGGCATCGCTTTGACGCATAAGATTATTATCTACAGCTTCCATTTGAGATTTGGTTTGATTGGCAAAATATGCTTTCTCTTGAGCACCAAACTCTTCAGGACGTTTGCAGAGTAGTAAACCACCTATTTCAATATTGTCTTTATACCGACTATTTGGGTCAGAAAACATTTGAAACTTAGGTTGTTCGGTAAGTAGTACAGCTTCCCATTTTTCCCTCTGAAAAGAAGAAATATTACGGGGGTCAGCGGTGTTATTTAATGAAACACGTTTCCATTTGTACTCCATTCCGGGTTCCTTATCAGGCTCCGGGAGAAGTTCTGCTGGCATCCATTGTTGTGGACGAGCTTCAATTTCACGGGTTTCAAGTTCACGGGGGATTTTGTTCATTTTAATTCTCCAGTTTTAAGACTTCACGAACATATTGCTCAGGGGTAATACCCAGTTTTTTAATAAAGCCAGCTTGTGTTTGGCTTAATCGCACCTTTTTTGAAGATGTCGAACGGGTTGCCGGTGCAACTACATTGGAAGATTTCCTAGTTTCTACTGGTTCATCAAAATTTTCTGAGAATCTTTTCCGAATTGTTTTGTCCAAAACGGAATAATATTCATCAGAACCCACCGAAACGCCGTTGCTTTTAAGTTTTTCATGTAAACCTAATGCCGCAGCGGTCATTTCTTGATCCTGACCAAACCAAGAATTGCGCTGTTGCCACGCTAATGCTCGTTGATCAGGACGCTGTACTTGAGGTTTTACTTCATAACTTTCCTCTTGTACAGGAAGTTTCATATTATTAACTCGTTCCATTTGCATGGTTGTACGAGTCATAAGCTCTTGTGCCTCTAAAAGAGCATCCGTATCGCCTGAATCATATGCTTCTTTATATGCTCTGCGAGCATTATCTAGCTGCATTTCAGTGGTATTTTTAACTGCGGAAATATACTCTTCTTTTCCAGAGCTAATAATCGCTCGAATACGTTTATTCTCTTCTAAAAGTTGTTGCGCGGCTGCAACAGCCTCTTGTCGTTCGCGTAAAGCAGACTCTTTTTCACGCCTTTCGTCGTGATAAACCTTTTTAGCCTGTTTAAACTTCTCTCGAACCTCGCTTGAGTAGCTTTCTAGCTCTTCTTTATCGAGTTTATCAACGATTTCCTTCGGCATTGGTTGCCGATTACGGTCTTCCGGGGGTGTGTCGTCTTCAATCTCGATGTTTAAACGATCATCACCTTCAAATTCGATACTAATATCGGTTTTTTCAGTGTTTTGATCAATTTCATCTGGAAATTTATATCCGTCAGCCATGATTAACTCCTTTATTTGCGTTGAATACCACGGGGATCATCAACAGTGCCTTCGACACTATCTTCATTAATCATTCTGAACTCTCGTCCATGAATAATTAGTCTTGATCCAGCATTTGGGCGCACAAGAATAAAATCACCCTTTTTGCACCAAGCTCCAGAAGGATATCTAATCTTATCGGTGTAGCAATCTGGTCCAAGATCAACAACAAATAAAACAGTCGTTAATATTTCTTCAATACGAATAGTTTCATCAGCCTTATCTAAGCCGCT